CACTTGTTAGGTATAAAATAACTTTTGTTGTTTATAACTAAATCCATAATATAAAATATAAAAAATTAGAAATGAGTATTATTGCACTTGTTTTCTAATACACTTGTTAGTTTGAGAGGGTTAGCTATTTATTATCTTCCATATAAAAATATAGCTACCCTCTTTTTTTATTGTACTGCATATACACCTTGTGGCATGATCTCGTAATACATACGCATAGCTAAAGCATCGCTAAAGTCTGGTGAACGGCTTATAGCATTTTTAACTTCATCTTTACTAACTATTTGTAGCTTTGTATCTTTGTCAAAATTTTTACGCCTTACTTGTTCTAATTCTTCTATAATAAAATTTTTGTGTGTAACATTATTGCAGTTTATATATAGCTTAGACTTATTTATAACATCGCTAAGAGCATAATAACATTGTGTTTTAAGATTGACATAGTTTTCGTTTTTTAGTGCCTTAGAATTGTTTACAAAGCCTTTACACCTTAATATATCTTTTACACCACCACCTACACCGTCATCGTCTACTATAATATTACCTAATGGTACGCTATGCAGTCTTTGTATTGCTCGTATTTCATCTGCGGCTTGTGTTATTGTATTTTTATCTAATGCTTTTATATACTCTGCTCTTAAACCGTTCCAATAAATTATTACTGTCTTATCTTTACCAAATCGTGCTATATCTGCGGTTATATATTTTTTACCGCTAGGTGTATCGTCTAACTCAAAACTACCTAGTATAGCATTGTAGTTTATTAGCTTATCTTCGCTATCGTCATACTCCCAATTACCATATAGTAGCCTTTGTTTGCTTATATAGTCTAATTTTTCTAGTTGCTCTTTGTAGTGCTTAGATATATGTTTGTTATCTGTAACTAAAGATTGTATAAACTTACTATATACAGGTAGCCTGTTCTCTTTATCTGGCTTATAAAAATTATTGTACACCCAATTTTTAGATGGGTTACAAGTCAAAAGTATTTTAGGTATTATATCGTTTTCGTCTAGTTTGTATCGTATTCTACTACTAACTATTTGCTTTGCTTTTTCTGTTATTTGGTTACACTCGTCTATAAATGCCGCAGTTAATTCTAAACTACCTAGACTATCAAAATTTTTATCGCTAGGGTATTGAAATAAATCCTTTAGTATAACCTCGCTACCATTATAAAATGTAATTATGTTACTACTAGCGTTATACCTGTAGTGTACATTGGCTTTTATGTTCCATTGGCTACATACATCAAAAAAAGTATTTAGTGTAGTCTTTTTTAGATTGTCTAACTTACTACGCCCAATTAAACATCTGATGTTGTCGTATTGTGTGCAGAGTGTAATTATCCATGCACAACCTAAAAAACTTTTACCACCACCTGCCGCACCACCATACAAAACTTGTGTTGTGGTTTTATCTGTTAGGTATTCTAATGCTAACCATTGTTTACTTGTTAGCGTTGCTATCATTATCTTTTTTTAGTATAATATTTATAGGCTTAAAATCTGCGCTTACATCTAACTCTTGTTTTTCTATGTAGCCTCTTTTCTTGCCTTTTGTTTTTAGGTAAAATATAGTAGCTTGTGTTCCGCCTTTTTTTATTTGTTTGTGTAGATGACTTTCTGCAAAGTCTATAGCTACATCGTCTATACTCTTTACGGCTTGTTTATATGCGTCATCTTCTTTAAGCCATAAGTAGTGTGTTGTTCTATCTATGCCTACTAACTTACAGGCACTAGTTACTACGCCTAGCGTTTTCTCTAATGCGTCTAGCATAGCTAATTTACCTTTTTCTGTTCTATCCTGCATAAGTGTTGAATTTTGTAGATTATTTACCACATAAAGCGCATACTATTTTATCTTTTTGTTGTGGCTCTGTTTCTTCTTCTTCTAAATTATTATATATGTCATCTTCATTTTGCCAGACATCTAAACCCCAATCTTCTAACTCTACGCTATCCCATTCATTAGCTAATATATCCCAATCCCAATCGCCAAAGCCTAAATTGTCTTTTATTATAAATTCTTGCTTTTGTTTTTCTGTTAGATTGTCTGCTCTTACTATATATACTTCTTTATATCCTAAATCTACTAGTGCTTTGTATCGCATGTTACCACCTAATATATAGCCTTGCTCGTCTACTACTATAGGCCGTAGCTTTAGCATTTCTTCAAAGTCTTGTATAGATTGCTTCAGCTTTTCAAACTTTGCAGTATTTACTAGTCTAGGATTTATAGGATTGTTGCGTATAGTATTAATAGGTACTTGTTCCACTATAATTAAATAATTTATTGTTTGTTTTTTCTATGTCTATATCTTGTTGTAAATGCTTTTGCCTTTTTAACTCAAATTGTAGGTGATGTATAGTTTTTTGTAAATCTTGTACTATACTATTATTATCTTTTTTACCTGCTCGCATTAGATATGCTAGTGCTACACCTATATTATAGTTGTCGCCTGCAAAATCTTCTATTACTTTATGTGCCTCGTACTTGTAATATTTACCTTTATAATAATTAGGTGTGTTCATAATGTATCTACTATTTTTTTTATACCATTATAACAAGTTG